TAAACATATCCGTAATACTCCTTCTTGAACTCTTTCATGTATTTACCACTGTCACGATGGGCTTCTATCTCCCAAGGCTGTTTGTCGTAAGCAGTCTCCAGATAATTCCGATATTTACCATCCCGACACTTCCACAACTTCTTGTAACCACCACGAATGCGGTCAATCAACTTTTTAGTGGCGTGTTGTTTCACATGGATCATCTCATGACAAACCGTATCGATGAACTCTTCAACACCTTCTATTTTGGTCAAACGATGGTCAATCTCAATCACAAAGTCACGGTCATCATCTTCCTGATAACAGAACCCTTTGGCACCTTCCTCATATGTCTTGGTCAACAAGACAGTGATGTTCAAGGCACGATGACGGGGCAACATCTTCTCCAGACAGAACCAGACGATTTCCTCGGCCAGTTCTCTGTCCTTCTTGACACCACCAGTAATCTCAACACCAATCATCGTTATCTCCTTGTTCATCATCACTATACATATAATACGACATATGAGGGATATTGTCAAGGGAAATCATAGCATCTAAGTCCTTGATTCAAAAGGATTCTGAATCTTTTTTTGACCTCATTTATTGGTGATACCCAATCTTGAGGTGTTTTTTGTCTAAAAATAGATACCGATTCGTACCAAGGACTATAATCCATATCATGAGTAAACCATCTCCAATCAGCAGAATAGTGCAATAGAAGGTATGTAGGAACCCCTAGAGCACCGCCCACATGCGTCATAGCTGTATCAGTGGACACTAGAAGGTCACATTGAGATAGTATATCTACAGTATCAGTAAAATCCTGTATTCTATCACCAACACGCATCACACCATCAATATCGTGTTCAGAGTCCCTTTGTATGTTGATAAAATTGATCTTGGGGTTGTCACATAGATTTTTTATTAGGTCAAGAGAGATGCTTCTCCTTGAGTCTTTCTTGGTTGCCTCCCATGCAACTGCAACATTTATCTTATCACTCGACAATCCCCAATCCTTGTTGGATGTTTTTTCTAGGTATCCCTCTGCAAGCGGTATGTTATCAGAAGTGGCTTCAATCAGTCTAGGAACACTCATCAATGGAATCCTGTAATCAAGATCAATCACATATTCGTTGACACTATCCAGTACATCTATACCATCAAAGGCATGACTGTTTCTGAATACTGGGGCAAGAACATCATAACACAAAAAAGTAACATTATCGCTCAACCGTGACAGCTCTGGCAGATACCTACTAAACTGAATATTATCACCAAATCCCTGTTCACTATAGACCAATATATTTTTGCCTTGTGGATTTTGACCTTCCCACAAATCTATGTCAGACAGTCTATCTTTATTAACATCAAAGTTTTGACCAAGACGCCATGCACCACCCGATTTCAAATCAACATGGTCAAACCCATTTTTGAAATCACGTAACTTGAGAAAGTGCATACCAATGTTAAGATTAACTCTAGAGCAGTTATATCCCAATTCTTTGGCTTTCTCATAATATAAAAGAGAATAATCGAACTGACCCGTATCATGCAACACAACACCAAGATTATAGTGCGCCTTTGCATGACTAGGATCAAGTTCGATTATTCTTTTATAGCAGATAGCAGAGTCAAGAAAATGTTCATTATCAAAAAGACTAAATGCGAGATGGTCTAAAAATTCAATTTCAGACGTTTGCTCGCCGAGAATATTGTTCATACTTCTGATTATCCTCTTTAATCATATAATTATCATCCCAATTGAAAGCTTCTTTAACCACAGCAGCAGATAGTCCTTTATACATTTTATGAAGAGACTTGTCCTTTGCAGCAACAATCATATTTGCCTCATCTTTGTGAAGACCTTCTAATATTTGAACAAACATCATTTCTCGTTTGTTTTGATTTAATGCGCCATTTCCACCTCTAACAAAATTATACAACTTTCTAGCTTCAGAAGCCAAAACGGTATGTTCTGTTCCTTCTGGTGCAGCATTTGGTTGATATGGAACTGGGCCCTCTGGCAGCTCCCAAACAATATTAGGGTCAAAAGAAGACTTCACAACCATGCGAAGTGCATCCGTATTATTTTCTCTCAAGTAATCAATTTTCTGTTTCTTAGTTTTCAACTTTCCGACTTTTTCTAATACTTCGGAAAAGAGTGGTGTATAAACCATAATTAAAAATCTCCTATGTTTTCCATTAGATCGTTCAATCTATTCTTTATAAAGTAATTTAGTAGTTTACTACGATCCCCTTCTGGGGCATCTTGATATGTACGAATGCACTCAAGGTGTAACTCCTGTGGTGCCTCTTGCAAATCAATCAATTTTTTGTTTCTTTGATAATTCCTCTTTAACTCATCATTCGGTAGAATTTGTTCACACAGTGGTCCAGCCCATTCTGAAATCTTTTTCTTACTCAAAGGCCTTTGTCTCAATCCATCAACAAAAGTATTATCTGGTGATAGCACATTAGGAACACCATCGCTTGAATCACCTTTGAGTATGTGTTGATACAGATACTCCTTTGGGTCTTCTCCATTAATAAATTTCTTTGTGATAGGACTATACTGTTTTACATTTTTGAATTTATGTAACTGAATGAAATCTTTGTCACCAGACAGAATTAATGTCTTTCCATTATCAAACTCTAACTCACCACATAGTGTAGCGATAATATCATCAGCCTCTGCACCATATACCTCAAGAACTTTATATGGGAAATTATCCTTAATCTCTGATTTGATGGTATTCAAACACTCAAAAATATCATTCCAATCATGACTAGATGTTTCTCTAGATTTTCTTCTTCCAGCTTTGTATTCTGGAAAATATTCTCTTCTCCAATAATTCTTGGAGTCATAGCATATAACAAACTCACCAAACTCTTTGAAATAATTTTGACGATACATGCGAAGAGAGTTGAGTATCATATGTCGAACCATACCCACATCAACGCTATCTCGTTTAGTTATGTTTAAGTGCATCATCACGCTTGCCAGACTAATCTGGTTCATATCAACTAAAATCATTACAACCTCATATCAGCATTAAAACTCATGCTTCTTCTTTCACCGTTACATCTAAAGGGATATACAAAATGTCTCAAGTATGAAGGAAAAACCAAAAGCTTTCCCACCTCTGGTTTAAATTTTATTGCCTCTGATTTCATATCTTGAACTTCTGCATAAGTAAACTCTATCAACCCATTGCATGGGTAATGGTCAGCAAAATCTTCTTTCCATTCCTCTTCCATTCCCTCTGGAACTTTAAGATATATAACAGCAGAAAAATTACCACTATGAAAATGATGTGGATTATAATCTCCTGCATATTGACTAACAATCCAGCTGTCTCTTAAATGAATATTATTAACAGTTGGAGTTTTTATTTTTTGATTCTTAACTATTAAATCCCAGTTTCTCGCTCTACCTTTTTTAATCATATGTTTTAGGTAATCTACGCATCCCTGTTTCATAGTTCTAAATAAAAATTCCTTGTCCTCATTTTTTGGAGCAGGAATTCTTACCTCTTTGTGGACTTTTCCAACTAGATTGGATGAATGATCCCACTTCACGCTCTTCTCATCATCTGATAAAACAGAGTCACCAATTGTATTCATGATATTAACGAATTTTGTTGGGACTTTCGTTTCCATTATGATAGGACTGAACGGCTCATAAAATTCAGTTTTCATTATAACCTCATGCGGGTGTTGGTTCTTCGTCTGTATCAAGCTCAACAAGCTGAACTTTTTCAAGCAAGTCCATATCAACCTGACTATTCATGCTGTTCTTATCATCAACATTAATTTTTGTCAGCATTTCCATGACCCTGTTGATAGGATGCAACAAACCCATATCACGGTAAATTGTGCCCTTGACTGTCTCTATGACAAATCCGATATCTCTAACGAATTCTTGACCGCCAATGTCAACACCATTCTCTCCCATAGTATGTATCATTTGCACCAAACAAGATTCTGTCAAATCATCAGCAAACATAATATTTTCTTGTAGAGCAATAACATCAAGGTCAGGAACTACGACTTCCTTTTTTCCTTTTAGTTTCCACGGGCCCTTTATTACGTTTTCTGCGCTTGGGTTTTCCTTCTGGTCTTCCTTCATCACTAATACCTCTATCTTCGTTAAACATTTCTTGAGTGTAGACTGTTCCTAAAAGTGGGTAGTATGTGCCAACATCAAACTTTGGTTGACCCTTCTTTGGACCTTCCCAATAGTAAGCTTGAGCAATACACCTGTTAGAAATTATTTTATCTTGATGTTCTCCATAAAATGTATCCACATAATCACCATCCTTTAGATATTTTTGTAGATTACGAACATATGCTTCGTGAGATGTTTTACGGGCAGTTGCACCCTTCACATTTTTCTTCTCATTTCTACGTTCCATAGACGCAAGTTCTTTTTGCGTCTTGATCCATTGTTTCACTTTCTTTGGAGTTATTGGATAGTCATCTGGTAGGTCACGCAAACTCTCATGAATGCCAGTCATACCATAGTCGGGGTTCTTAGCAGCACGAACAGCACGGGCTTTCTCAAGACGTTCAGCGGCAGCTGCTTTCTGCTCCTCTGTCATAGGTTTGCGTTTCTTGCGAACCTTCTTCTTAGAGGGGTCAGTCCAACCTTTGTTGTCAGTCTTGGATGTAATCTTTCTAGCCATTGTTCTATTTATTCCTCTTTCATTTCTTCCAAATGTTCTGCATATCCTTCAACGAACAGGCCATATTCTTTTTCTGACCACTCATCAAATTTATCCCACCATTCATCTACACTTTCATATTCTCCATCTTCATTCTCAGTATATGGAAGACATTCGATACATTGCTCGTAATACTCTTCATCAATGTATTCGTCATAGTCGTATCCATTTGGAGCCATTCCCCAAACACCAACAAAGTTAGGCATCTCATCATCATATCTAGCCCACATCTTTAGATTAGGGGAATTGAGTGATGATAATTTCTTATACAAATTCTCATAAAAGAGAATAGGTGGTGACCAAGCAGAAACAGTTGACACGCCACCACAACTAACATCTTCAAAG